ACTGACCTACTCCCAGACCGTTTGTAATAATCACCCATCTCCCAATATGTATATCAGCTGTCCATGCTTTAGCAGAGTCTACCAACGATGTTCCAGAAGCAGATGTTACCGCAGCAACAGGAGGAATGGATCTATCGTTCATGGCTCCAAAGACATCACCCACTGAACCATATCCAAGTAGAGGTCCATTTATCTTATTATAGGCAACATTAAATCCAGTACCGTATATGTACATTGGAGATAACGATCTGAATGAGGTCATAACATTGACTGCATCACCACGCAGAAGTTGTAATGCAGATAGATAAAGACCTGGGACAACTACTCCTACATCATCATACCTGCATACACAGTACCATGCTGTAGTGTTAGTAGTGAACATCCCAGCAGTTGTTGTAACTCTACCTATGATTGAGCCCGAGGCATAATTTCTCGGTAAAGAAGCAACGACAATATGGGTTGCATCTGGAATACTCGCGATCTGCAGTCTATCGCGACCTGCAATACCCGCTATCTGAACATAACCTCCAGCACCAAGATTATCGGACGATACCACTGGGATGGATACACTACTCCCCGCTGTGATGGGTGCAGTGGTAGTGGTTCTGACATCATCAAAATTGAAAGGCCACTGACCTACTATCATTGAATAAACATTACCAGCATCCGACTCACTTCGTGACGCAATGTAGATTAAGTTCTTGTCACCTGCCATTGCGGCTTGGTATGCAGCAGAAGGAGCAGAAACATAATTTCCAGCAGCGGTTCCTACGACTCCTGTATGAGCTACAGGGTCCCAGTACAAATATACTCTCAGGTATAATGATGTTGCATTCTCAGCATAAATATAGCAGGTGGGCTGTAACCCAGACTCTCCAGTCGATGTGTATACTTTCTTGTTTGCTGTCCAGTCATCATAAAGCGTCCATCCTGCTGCCAACATGAAAGCTTGGAACGCAGTCCAGAAAGCTGCTATGTTTGCACATCGCCATGAGTACGATTTGTAAGCCATCTTCTACTCCTTATTTCGTAAACATCAGTACAATGGATGCCCACACGCAGACTGTACATGAATCTACATTGAAACCGATGACATCTCCTGCAGTTACGATTAATCCAGCACCCCAAGTCGTTGGATTAGTATTACTATTTAACTGCTGACTCGAAAGTGTCGGTCTTTCAGATCCTGCTATACGATCAGTTACTGTTGGGATCGCTCCTGCTTTCTTCCATACATCAACAACTATTGAACTGGCAGCAGGTAGTCCAGTTATTCTCCATCCTGTAATCGTGCAACTATACGGTACAGTGATATAGCCCTTAAGTCCAGTAAGTATTGCAGCGCCACCGCCATCTATCGTGATCCCAATACTACCTGTGGTTGACCCAGGATCTCCCTTGTCTCCCTTTGCACCTGCAACACCGGCAGTACCATCTGCACCAGTAGTTCCATTAGCACCATCCTTACCGTCCTTACCATCAGCTCCAGGTACTCCAGGATCTCCTTTTACACCCAAAGGAGTAAGATCAATAGTGTTTAATACTTTCTGTAAAGTATCATCTGACACATGCAAAATACCAGAAAACCCAGAAGAGTCAAAACTCAAATCTACTGGTATAGGTCTCCCATCATCAACAGGTGTACTTCCAGGAGTTGAACCATGATCAGACATTGTTGCCATTTATCTGTGTCTCCACCAGTACTTCAGATCCCACCAAAGAGAGTTACTTCTTATCCTACCGTATCCATAGACAGGAGTCAACTTTCTATTTCTAATCATATGATAATAGATCAACTGTAACACTGACATTTCCAAGTCCTGTTTGTGTAAGTGTAGTTATATTAGTTCTTATCCACACAATAGGCTTATCTACAATATGAAACATACAAGCCTGTGCGGTTAATTCTGCTGCTGTAAAAGAGTGACTTGCTAAAGCAAACCAAAAGTTTCCTGTAATACTTCCTTCAACATCGATAGTTAGTGCAGTACAAACAATACCTACATCTGTTACAAATGAAGTTTCTACTGTGATAACTCCATTAGTAACAGCCCACTTGCGTGACTTAGATACACCAGTGTTAACTTGTTCTGATGTTGCTACTGCCCGTCTTACAGCATCCATTAGTTTCGTCTTCCTGAGGTATCTTTAATATAGAGATAAACAACACCAATCTTTGAGTCGCCAGCATGAAGAATCTCGAGTGTAAGACAAGTATCGTATATGTAACCAAGAGAACTCGCATTTACTTGTTCAGTAAGTGTTGCACTTCTATCAGCTCCTGCACCAATCAACACATCTACTCCATCATCGTCAAGAATAGTAATGTCATAGGCTGCAGTAGGTGCTGTTACTCCAGGATCAGTAACAAGTCTGACTATATCTCCAGTATACTTATTGGTAGTCTTTGATCCTGTAACAACTCCTGCATCAGTAGAAAGCCAAGTCCATGCAATCTTTTTGAGTCCAGGAAAACCGTTATACTCCTTTATTGAAACTACTTGAGCCGTTGCCATTTTACTTCCTCCTTTTAATCAATGCAAAATTTTGTCGTTGCTGATACATTATGCTGTCTGCCACGCATCAGCACCAGGAATTCTTTTCTTATTGTAAGGCATCGAATTAGGTAACTGATACTTTCTACTCTTGGTATCTACAGTCAATCTGCGGAACACTCTTGTAGAGATATTGTAGAAGTACTCAGTAATACAAAGTGCATCTGCAATATTCGGAGACATAATACCTCTTTTCTTCATCTCCTTTTTGCCTTCTACTTTAACAGCACCATTTCTATTGAACTCGTAGAAAGGACTGGATAATTCATTCGCAAGTTCCTGACCAAGACTCAAAGTTTCTCCAGGAAGTTTATCATCAGGAAAAGAATAGTACCCAAGCATACACTTCTCTCTTACTCTCCACCATAACTCATCTCGTAAGAGTGCGTACTTTTTAGGATCGCTGGAAGCCCAACTAACATTAACATCAAACAATCCAGGCATCTTCTTTTTCCTTAAATAATCCGCGACTCCTGCTCCAACTCCAATGACATCCACCACACAGCCTTCGGCTAAGACATCATTGTAAGTCATTGCAACATGGTCTCCAAGAGTCATTGTATTCATTCCCTGAAATGAGAGCCAAGGAAGGATTTTTAATCCGTGTCTGGACAGAACAACACTCCTATCTTCACCGTATCGAGCAACATCCACCCCCAGATAAATTGGTTCCTCCTCTGATACTTCAATCTCTTTCCCTATACATTGCTCTGCCCAGAACAACGGAATTAGAGTTCTTGCATCTTCAAGGGGAGGTTCCCCAGCAACACGAATCCTAAAGACATTAGAGTCAATCCCATACTTCTGTGCCATATATTCTGGATATCCAGGCTTAACATTTTCAGAATCCCTGGAGTCCCAATGTAATCTGAACCAACTCTTTGCGATTTCTGGGTGAAACTGAGTATCATGGAAGTAACCTTTGTTCTTAGTAGGGTTTCCAATAAGCATAACCCTGTTGTCTTCCTGAGTCATAGCACCTTCTATCGGAATAAAGACTGGATCTTCAACACCAGATGCCTCATCGACGACTATCAGAAGATGATCTCCATGGAAACCAGCCAATGTTTCTGCTTGGTCTGCAGGATCAGCCTTCACCGATGGTGATACTGACCGAGCCCACCATTCTTTCGGAGCTCCTTTGTGGAAGATTTTATCGGATTGGATGACAAACTCATCTTGAATTGCCGAATCTCTCATCCATTTACTAATCTCTGACCAGAGAATATCGTTCAACTGACGTGCCGTGGGAGCAGTACAGACAACCTTTGAGAAGATTCTGGTACTAAGAAACCAAAGAACTGCCCAAGAAGCACTAGCATCCTTCCCAGTTCCATGTCCAGATCTGATAGAAATTCGCTTTTCCTTAGGAAGATTTCGCAGAAATTCCATCTGTTGTGAGGAAATCTTAATATGAGGTTTATTGACAAGAAGAACTTCCTTTACAAAGAGGACTGCATCCTCTCGCCATTCTTTAATCTTCTTGAGAATAGTTGGACTTAAAGCCATTATAACCCCATACTCTTCATTAGTTGAGCAATCCCTGCATTAAGTACTCCACCGCCAAATCTTCCAGGTATCATATATTCAGCGGGATTAACCGCCTCTTCAAGTGGTTTATCATTCGTCTTCAAATCTTGTACTTGTCTTGCTCCAGCTTCTTGTGGCGAATACATAGATGCTGCAGCAGGTAATGCCAAAGCTGCCTTAGGTAAATTCTTTGCTGTAAAGAAATTCTTTACATCCTGAAGACTATTAAAGAACAAATGCTCACCTTCATCTTTAGGAATACCAAGTTCTGCTTTTGCAGTCCTATGAGGAATCCATGGGCTGAATGTAAACCAACTAGGATTACCATCACCTTTATCGTGGTAGATTCCCCTCATAGCATAATCAAATAAACTGTCCTCGTTGCCCAGTTCCTTCATGTGTCCTAAAGCCTCTCCCATTGTAGGATTTCTATGGAAGGTTTGCGGAATACCTCTTACCGTAAGTTTAGTAGGAAAAGGTGC